CTCCTACACCGACAGGATTAGTTACCATAACTTCTATGTTAGCTATATGACTATTCATCTGTCCTAGTAGTTTAGTCTTTAGTGCTTGTATTATCATATCTCTCATTTTACTTTACCTTTCTTTGGTTTTAGATGTAGTAACTCTCGTATGTGTAACTTCCTACCTTTGAAGAACACTATTAAATTTATAGTAGTGTTGATGGAAATGGCTATTAATAACCACCATTGCCACCATAATAGTTCTGTACCTTCTACCATTAACTAGCCTGTATGTCAACCATCTCACACGAATCTGCTGTGCAAGCTAGTTCTCTACCACCACTAGTCGTATCTTCTTTTTCATAATCACCTAACTTAGACCAGTCAATATACTCAGGCATTTCATTCAATAGTGCATAATATTTTGCTTCATCTATATCTTGATAGGGTGCTTGAGCATATGTATGGTCACTGAAAGGTAAGAATGATATACCTGATACTTCATCAAAGTTATCATATACCCATGCTCCTACTCTCATCCACTCATCTTCTTTAACTGATATAGTTACAGAAGGTTTATGTTCACACCAATGTCTCTGAAACATCAACCAATACTCTAACTGCTCAATAGCTGTCATATCAGTTCTTGTTGTAGCACCTGATGGTGACTTCATAGGAAAGCTGAACACAGTTGTGCTGTCAGGTTTCATAACATCAGGCTCAGATGGTATGCCACTCTCAGTCATAAACTGTGTTAGTGGGTCTTTGTTATCTCCACGAACAGTTCTTATGTAGTATTCAGAGTGTCTAGCGTGAATACCTGATGCACTGTCAACTAATTGACTAACTGTACCACTAGGTTTAACACAAGTTATAGCAGTTGACTGTGGTATACCTAATTCTTTAGCAACTTTCTTGTTAGTATCCACTGCTACTTGTTTTAACTCTTGTAGCATAGTCTCTGTCCATATAGGGCAGTCAAGAATACCTGTTAGGGAAACTCCTAATAGTCTTTCTTCCTCTGTATTATCCTTCCATATCTTACGTAAATATTTAAAATCAGTAAGTGTAGACTGAAAAGTGCCTAATATAGTAGCAATCCTAACTTTTTCTTTCAGAGATTCTGTGTTGTCAGTAGCTCTACATACAACCTCTGTAAGATTACAAAACTGATATGGTCTAAGAATAATCTCACTACATGGATTACATCCAAAGTAATGGTCTGCATCTCGTCTACCATTCTCTAATGCCTTAACCTTGGCAGCTTGTCTATTAAAGATACCACGTTCTCCTGACTTAGATTCATATAGAGAAGTCCATTCTCTCATAAACGTACCCATCTCAGGCTTACCCTTAAATGCTACAGAGTTATTAGCTAAGGCTCGTTGTCCTTCATTCTCCCACCACTGCCCTGACTTAGCATGTCGCATTTGGTCATCACCTAAGTTAGACAAAGAGATGAGGGCAGAACGTCTGACACCACCTACAACTACCACTTCACCAATCTTACACATGATATCGTGACACTCAATAGGAAATAGTCTTCTGCCCTTAGCACTCTCAAACTTCTGTATACAGAACTGAAACAACTCAACTAAAGGAGCAGGTCCTGATGCTCTACCACCAAACGTTTTTAATCTTGCACCTGCTGGTCTAACCTCTGACATATCCCACTGAGGAACTTGTCCTGCATATAACATAGCAATCAACTCACGTAGAGCTTTAGACCATCCGGGTCTGCTATCTCCGACTTTGATGATAGTAGATGACTTCTCCATATGCTCATTGACTATAGGTAGTTTGTCTACAACTTCTCTCTCAACAGAGAAACCAACACCTGTACCACACATTAGTACGTACATACATTCATCAAATGCTCGTGGACTATCAACAGGTATGTAACTACAGTTGTAACCACCAACATGACATCTATCTAGTGCAGGTCCTGCTGTCATCAAGGCTCTCATACTAGGCATAACACCTAGAGAAGTAATCTGCTCAACTAATTTTTCTTTTAAGGCTTTAGTCAAGTTATAACTATGATTCTTTTTTAAGTGCTGTTCCATGTAACCAAAGTATCGGTCTACTGTCTCACCCCAATTCTCTCTGCGTTGTTCGTCATCTTTCCACCTTGCATAGCGAGAGAGTGCTATAAAGTTTTGGTAGTCGGTTGGTAGGTAGTTACTTAGCATTTATTACTCCATTATTACTTTCATATGTTTAATCTTCACACCATCTAAATCGTGATATAATTCTCTCATATAGTCTTCAAAATCTTCTGTGACATCGCCATCAGCAGGGATAGGATAATCTTCGGGGTCAACCTCTAGAGTCACCATTACTTTTACTTTTATACTCATTATGTTTTATCCTTTGCATCAGGCTCAAACGACAATACCACAACATTGTCATGCTTGTCAACTACTTTACCTTTTTTACTTGGTGGATTAAGTAGCCCCTCATACTCATCTGCTTTTTTCTCTAGTGCTTCTCTAACATAGTCATCCTGCTCCATAACAGGAACAGAAGAACATATCACCCTACAGAAGTCCATAACTCCGTAGTAATCGTCATCTGCTAATGGATTGTCTCCTGCTGTCATTATAGAGATGTCTACCTCACCTGTCCATTCTTTTTTATCATTTAAGTCAGGTCGCACATTAATAATAAAGTCTTCAGGTCTCATTCGTTTTATAGTATCTTTCATTTAGTATCACCCTTCTTAGATTTAGTCTTGTATCTCCTCACTATTTTATCCCCATTAAATTTTATAAGAGGGGGATGCGTGTTTTTTCCTTTTTCATTTAGCCAATCTTCAGGTATGATTCTATCGTAGTATAAAAAACCATGTGCATCACACCATTGTCCGTATGAAGATTTAGCACCTTTTTGTAATTTGTTTCTGCTGTTAGTAAATACAAATCGTATATCTAAATTGGGGTGTTGTTTCTTAATAGCTTTGTGTTTCTTTCTGTCGGCTGTTATAAATCTACCTTTAGTTTCTATTATAATGCCATTACTAAGCATAAAGTCAGGGGTATAGGTTCGGTATGATAAATCCTCCCATTCTATCTTAATACTTTCATAACCATAGTCATGTTTTAAGTTTGTAAGATAGAGTGATACAGAATGTTCTAGACCACTCCTATACCCATACTTTTTAGCTTCTCGTGTAACCTTCTGAAGAGCCATTTAAGCTCCCTTTAAACTAACATACTGAACCATCTTAGGCTCTCTTGCCTTAGACATCTGTGCAGGTAACTCAATTAAATTATCCCAACAGGTAGTCCTATAAGAACAGAATGTACAGTTTTTATTTAGTACTATGTTTCCTGTCTCTTTTCCTCTGAATGTTTCAGGCTCAGGTTCAAAGCAACGTACTAACTCTTTTGCTTCAGCTTGCTTTATATTACTTCTTATCTTATCTAGTTCGGCATCCATATCTACTCTAGCAGGAATGTATTTAAAGTGTCCATTGGCTTTATTGACAACCCACCAACCACCTGCTTTCTTATTGGCTGCTTTTGCATAACCTGCAAGTTGTCCTACATAACCAAAGCTATCTCCTGCGTGTAGAGAATCGTATGAATCAAACTTATACTTATATGACCAATCAGATGCTGACTTGATATCATCTACTGCTCCGTTGACTACTAAATCATACGTACCTGATATAGTAGTTTTGTCATCGAGTTCAAGGGATACGGTATCACTATCTTCATATTCTACTTTAGCTTCTTTTAAAATAGCTTTGAACACAGCTTCAACTATATCTCCTAGCATCATATTCATCATAAATGTAGTTGGCTTAGGTAACGCAGTCTCAGGTTTATTCTTCTCGAACCATAGTTGACAAGAAGGTCTACCTATATTAGACATACGAAACCTAAACTCTTTGTTTCTTTTTGTGTTGAACTGACGATTCAGAGCATCTTTAATGTCTGTCGCTACTTGCTCAATACTTTCTTGACTCATTGGTGACTCACCATTAGTAGCATTTTGCAAGTACTGATGAATCATCATTTCAGCAGGGTGGTTCATTAAGCCACCTCTTCTTCTATATCAATGAAGTCCTCAACAGTTGACATATCACTCTCACTAATTTCTTCCTTAGCATTGACATCCCACTCGTTAAGAATATACGAGTTGTAATTCTCAACCCACGAGATAAAGTTAGCAAATGTCTCTTGGTCGTTGTCATCTAAGACAACAGTTTTTATGAGGTCTAGACTAGCAGTTGGTAAGTAAAAAGAATTACCATTTGGTAGCTTTCTCTCTTCTGTATTAAGAGTTATATTATGTTGCACAGGTAGCTTCTTCATCTGTGCTAACTTAG